ATGGAATCCTAAGACCAGAAGCAGCAGCAACAATTAAATTATCTGCTTCCTAATTTACAAAAATGGGGTATCTTATTATTAGATACCCTTTTTTTTATGTCACCAATGGGCAAGGGAACTTATGGTTCTAAGGTTGGTAGGCCAAAAGCTAAGAAAACTACCAAAAAAACAACTAAAAAAAAAGTTAAAAAAATGTAGCCATGCCTAAAAAGAAACTTGGTCTATACGCAAACATCCATGCAAAAAGAAAGCGTATAAAAGCTGGTAGTGGTGAGAAAATGAGAAAACCAGGATCTAAAGGTGCGCCTACAGCAGCTAACTTTAGAAGAGCAGCTAAGACTGCTAAGAAAAGATGACAGTAGCAGCCACGACAGAATTAGAAGCAATTAACGTAATGTTAAGTGCGGTAGGAGAAGCACCTATAAACTCTCTTACAGGCACGTTACCAGTTGATGCAAGACAGGCACAAAGCTTTTTGAATGAAGTTAGTAAAGAAGTACAGAGTGAAGGCTGGTCATTTAATTATGAATATGATGTAGTTCTTACTAGGGATGCAGGTAATAGTGTTGCATTACCTACAAATGTTTTACGTGTAGATGTAAGTGTTGCAAATCATCCTGATATAGATCCTGTACAAAGAGGTCTTAAATTATACGATAGAAAAAATCATACATTTTCTTTTACAGAAGATCTTAAAGCTGAAATAGTGTATTTTATAGCGTTTGATGAATTACCAGAACCAGCAAGAAGGTACATAAATATAAAAGCTGCAAGAATATTTATAGATAGAGTTTTAGGTGATGATGGATTACGTACATATACACAACAAGACGAAGTAAGAGCAAGAGCAGTATTATTAGATTCTGATGCTAGTATTGCAGATCATAATGTTCTTACAGGAGATCCAGCAATATCAGGTAGATTTGGTACATTTATGCCACATAAAGCATTAATTAGGTAACTATGGGACTTGTATCTAGAGCTATACCTACTTTATTAAGAGGTATATCACAAGCTGCGGATGCGACAAAACAAGCTGACCATGCAGATTTACAAGACAACGCAAACAGTAGTCCAGTACAAGGATTAACAAAACGTAGTGGCTCACAGTTTGTTACTTCTATTAGCTCTTCTACACTAGGTAATGTACACATACAAACTATAAATAGAGATACAACAGAAAGATATATAGCAATATTTAGCAATGGCAACGTAAAAGTATATGAGTTAGATGGCACAGAAAAGACTGTAAATAAACCTGACGGTACAACATACCTAAACACATCTAATCCTAGAGATCAAATAAAAACAGTTACTATTGCTGATTTTACATTTGTTGTAAATACTAGCGTTACAGCAGCTATGGATACTACTTTGTCTCCTGGTAATATTACGCAAGCTGTTGTATTTGTAAATCAAGTCTCAGATAAGACTACATATACTTTGACAGTAGATGGCACTACAGCAACAAAAGATACTACAACTGATAGTACCTTAAGTACAACAACAGTTGCTACAGCATTAAAAAATGGATTATCAGGGTTATCAGGATTCACTATTGCACAAAATGGTGCTGTATTACATATAAAGAAAAATGATGGTAGTAATTTTTCTATAGATGGTACTGACACACAAGGTAATTCACATCTTACAGTAGTCAAAAACTCAGTACAAAGATTTACAGATTTACCTACAGTATCGCCAAATGGGATGGTAGTAGAAGTAAAAGGTGATGAATCAACTAATTTTGATAATTACTACGTTAAGTTTGTTACTAATAACGGTGGTGCATTAGAAGAAGGTCAATGGGAAGAAACAGTAGAAGCTGGTATAACTTTTAAATTTAACTATGACACCATGCCACACGTTTTAATACGTCAGGCAGATGGTAATTTTAGATTTGCAAGAGTAGATGGCGATACATATACAATTAGCGGTACTGATTTTACTTTGCCTAAGTGGGGTGAAAGGACTGTAGGTGATTTAGAGTCAGCACCTAATCCTTCTTTTATAGGTACAAATATAAACAATGTATTTTTCTTTAGAAACAGATTAGGTTTTCTTGCAGATGACAATGTTGTTTTATCAAGAGTAAGTGAGTTTTTTAACTTTTTTCCAGAAACAGTTTTAACTGTTGTAGATTCAGATCCTATTGACGTAGCTGCATCACATACAAAAGTTGCAATACTAAAGAACGCAGTAACTATGGGTGAGCAATTAATTTTGTTTTCAGATCAGACACAATTTGTATTAGCAAGTTCATCAGATTCTTTAACACCAAAATCAGCTAACGTTATAGTCGCAACAGAGTTTGAGAGTAGTGATCTTGTTGCACCTGTAGGTTCTGGTAGCTCTATATATTATTTAACAGATAAAGGGCAGTTTGCAGGTGTAAGAGAATATATAACACAAGAAAATGCAGCTATAAAAGATGCAGCAAATATAACCATACACGTTCCAAGACTTATACCAGTAAACATATTTAAATTTGCAGTATCTACAAACGAAGATGTATTAGTATTGCTAGGTTCTGACAATCCTAATAAACTTTATGTGAATAGATGGTTGATTGGAGATAACAATAGAAAGATATTAAATTCTTGGTCTACATATACATTTAATCCAAGTAGAAGTATTAAAAATATTGATTTTATAGGTACAGATATGTTTATTGTTTTTGAAGAAGCTAGTAAAGTTACTTTAGAAAAAATACCATTTGAAGCAAATTTTAGAGAAACATATGCAGACTTTGAATATCATCTAGATCATAAGGTTACAGAAGCTACTACTGGTGTAAGTGTTTCATATAACTCAGGCACAGACGTTACTACATTTACAGTTCCATACAGATTAAGAGCAAAAATGACTGTTGTAGGTAGGTATCTTAATACAGGAGAAACTAGCACATTTGTAGATACACAAGGCAATACAAAGAATCTTAAACCTGGACAAGTTTTATTGACTGCTAATGCTACAAACGGATCTACATCAACAATTACAATTAGTGGTGACTATAGAAATAGTAAATTTATTATTGGTGAACCATACGAAATGCACTATAGATTTAGTACACAAAGACTTACACAAAGTGGTGGAGGTAGTAATCAAGGAGAAGTAATTAGTGGTCGATTACAACTACGTAATTTTTATCTTAAGTTTGAAGATACTGGATTTTTTAAAGTAGAAGTCACACCACAAAATAGAGATACAAGTATTCATAAATTTACTGGTAGATTTTTAGGAGCAGCTTCTAGTGCTATAGGTCAAATAAATTTAGAAACAGGTACGTTTAAATTTCCTGTTATGAGTAGAGCAGATAGGGTTACTATTGATGTTAAAAATGACACTTTTTTACCCACACAGTTAGCTAGTGCAGAATATGAAGCACAGTTTCACGTAAGGAGTAGAAGGATATAATGGGATATTTAAGAAAGTCTAATAACAAAGATTTAGATTATGTTATCAAAAATATGAGAGTCATAGACAAGTTAGAAGCATATTATCAAAGTGGTCAAAGTCCAGAAGATGCAGTAGCTTATAGTTATTTATGTAGCAATATTACTATGACAGTTGCAGGTGATAACGATCAGCCTATGGGCTTATGTGGTGTAGCAGCTAACAAATGTATATGGTTTGTTGCTACAGATGAATTGTATGCAACTAAAAAATACAGAATACAACTTATAAGAAAAGGTAAGGAATGGGTTGATAGTTTATTAAAAAACCACGATTATTTATATAATTATGTTTATAAAGAAAATACAAATGCTATTAAGTGGTTAAGATCTATGAATTTTAATTTTATAAATTTACATAAAGAGTTTGGTTATCAAAAACAACCATTTTATGAATTTATGAGGATAGTATAATGTGTGTTTTTGCTGCCCCTGCTGTTGCTGCTGGTGCTGGTGCTGGTGCTGGCCTCGGATCTGCTGCTGCATTTAGTTCTGCTTTTACTGCTGCACCTTTAGTAGCTGCACCTGCCATAACTTTACCTGCTGCAACTTCAATATTTAGTCCTGCTGCCTTTGCTGCGTCATCTGCATCTTTCATACCTTTTACTGCTGGTTTATCTGCACCTTTAGGTGCTACTGCAAGCAGTAGTTTTTTGGGTTTAGGTTCTGCTGCTAAACCTTTTATGGCACGAACAGCATTAAACTTTGGTACAAATTTATTATCAGGTATCAATCAAAGAAGAATTGCAAATCAACAAGCACAGTACGCATATGAAGCTGCAAGAAAAGGTGCTATAGCTGCTGATCTTGCATTTTCTAGAGAAGTAGAAGCTACAGCATCTAGATTAAAAGAAGAGAGAGCTAGTGCAGCACAACAAAAATTAACAGCTACTATAAAAGGTATGAGAGCTAAAGCAGCAATTAGAGCAACAGAAAGATCAGGTCTTACAATAGATTTATTATTACAAGATGCAGAAAACCAAGCTGCTAATCTTAGAGAAGCAATAGCACAAACTATGGACACACAAGTAAGACAATATTCTAGGGATGTACAAGCATTTGAAGCTAAGAGAGATAGTAGAAGAAATCAACAAATAGATTTACAAAATCAAGCGTATGTTAATGCACAAAAAGCACCTACACTACTAGATACTATTGCACAGACAGCAAATCAAGGTTTGCAAGACTACACAACCCTTAAGGCATTAGCATGACAGACTCTTACATAGGAACAGAATTTAAATCTGCAACAAGACCTAGAGATACTTTTGTACAACAAAGTACAGTTGCACCTGTCAATACAGAAGATGCTATAGGTCAACTTGCAAGTGCATTATCAACAATAAATCCAGGATTGAATAAATTAATAGAACAAAATATAAAAGAAAAAATTGCAGAAGATCAGGCAGAAGGACAAAGGATGGCAATAGAAGAAACTGTAGATAGTGGTGGTTTTTTAAATGTTGTAGATAATTACAGAAAGAAAAATGGAGATATAGCTACTAATAATTTGATTGGTGGAAGTATGTTTATACAAGGTCAATACGAAAAGACAAAAGCACAATTAGGTCAACAGTCATTAAAAAATGCACTTGATAATGGTTATACAAATACACTTTTGCCATATGTAGATGAAGAAACAGGAGAAACAAAAGAAAAACCTATAAATGCTTTTGCACCTAATGATCCCATAGTTCAGGCATGGAGGGATGGCATAGTAAAAAAACATACAGATAAATTAACTGACGTAAGACCAGCTTTTCTTAACAAGCATTTTTATCCAAAGATGCAAGAACACGTTTTTAATAACGCTAATCATCACATAAAAGAACATAGAAAATATAAAATTACACAAATACAAACACAGTCAACGCAAGTTGTTACAGCATTTGCAGCTACATATTCTAAGTATAGAGACATACAACCATACACACCAGCAGAACTACAACAAATAGAAGATGGTACTTTTGAATTTGACGTAGATTCTAACCGTAAAGCATATGGAGAAGCACTAAAAATAGTAGAAGATTATGCAACAGGACTTAGAAATTTAGGTCTTACAGGCACTAATGCAAAAACAACATTTGATATTATATCTAAATCTATTATTAATAATGCAAAAATATTAGCAAGTAGTGGTAATCCAGCAGACCAACAAGTAGCAAGAGACTTTCCTGTTGTTATGGCAAGTCTTATAAGATATGGCAATGATGGTGGTACGTTAGTAAATCATCCAGAATTTAAAGAAGAGTATGCAAAGTTTCAATATAATTTTGATGATAATGCTAGAAAAAGAATAGAAGGCAGGCAGAAGTTAGGCAATACATTTGCTAATGTTGAATTTGAAAAAGACATGAAAAATATATGGTATAAGACTGAAGAGATAGATGGCAAAACTATTATTACCACAAGATCAAGAAAAGATGTACAAAATGAATTTGCAAAATTACAGACAAAATACAGAAGTATTATAGATAAGGTAAACGAAAGAGGATATGCGGATAATAGTGAATTAAAAACAGATCTAGAAAAATTAAAACGATATATGAGCTATGGATATGGAGCGCAAGATACAGGTATTTTATATCAATTATTAGGTGAAATACAGGCAAATCACCCCACGTTAGATGATAAAGCATATGAACTGATAGATAAAGTACGAGAAGATATAGCAAAACATGAGACTATTGCAGATCGTATAGATGATACAAGAACAGATATATATAAAATTACTAATCCTTATTTTGGTGTGTTAGGTCTTGGTCAATATGGTTCTAATTTTGAACAAAAAAAGATAAATCAATTCACAATACAAACAGATAGATTAATTAGACAATATTATTTGAGTCGTTTGCAAGTACAAAAAGATGATGATGGATTATATTTTTATGGACATGATGCTGTTGATTTTGATACTTTTAAACAAAATATTATATTGTCTGCACAAGTAGCAACAGGTAATCTTTTATATACAGAAGCACAAAAAATACCTGGTTTTGTATATATGTATGACGTTACTAAAATACCTATTCCAAATACTTCTTTTGCTACTACAGATAAAAAAGGTATAGAAAGTGTTACTTTACCAGGAGAAAAAGATAAACAAACAAGAATCCCACAGTTTATAGGAGTAGGATCTAATACTATTAGAGATCAAAATACAGTTAATATTGCAGCACAAAAAGGTCTTACATTTAATCCAGAATTAAGTGAAAAAGAAGGTAGAGCAATATTTGATAATCTACCAAGATCAAATAATAATGTAGATGGTACATTTGATGACAATCAAACTACAGAAATAGAAAACGACAATAGTGAAATAAATGAAACTGTAAATAAAGGTACTAATGTAGAAGAAGAGGAAAATTTAAACGCAGAAGTAGAACTAACAGATACTAATAACGCTGTTAAGGTGTCACGCAAAGTATTAGAAACATTAATACAAAATGGATCTGTTAAATTTAGTGCTGGTAGTTATGTAGATGATGATGGCATTGTATATGTGTCAAGCGAGCCTGTAGATATGAAAACAAGTGTAGGTAATAAACCACTTATAGAAAACAATAAAAACGTATTTGAGCAAGATCCTTTTGACGATACTGGATATGTTAAAACCATATCTCAATCAGTATTCCAAAGATTACAACAACAAAAACTCATTAGACAAGTACAAAAAGATGGTAAAACATTTTATGAGAATGTAATGTCAGGTGAAATTTATCAAATAGAGACACCTTTAGAAACTAATAATGTACAAAAAGATATACCTGACGAAGTAGAAACTGCACCTGGTTTTGATATTAATGACATACAAAACAGGTCTGAAATACGTAGTGATGTAAGTACTAATTTAGGTGCAAATGATGGTGATCTTATTGCAATGGCTAATACAGAAGAGCAGCCTACAGTTTATACAGTAAAAGCTGGCGATACATTATCTTCTATAGCTGATAAATTTCCAGGCATACAATATACAGATATAAGTAAATTTAATGGATTTAATCAACAACAAGAAAACAATTTAAGAATAGGACAAAAAATAAATATACCTAGAGCAAATATACAAACATCACAAGGAGTTATTACGCCACAAATAAAAACAATTACAGATCAATTTAACGAATTTCAAGGTGCTACAGAATACGGCAGCAAAAAAAGAAAAACAGATTTAGAAAAAAGAGAAGATTATATTAAAACAATTTCTAAAGGTGGATTTAGTCACGCATATGCAAACAGTTCTACTATAGAAGAAATAAATGAAGCAAAAAAAATCTACGCAGATATATATACAAACAGCACACCACAAAATGAAGATATTAAAAAAGCTGTTGTACAAATGGTTCTTACAGAAGCAAATTTATCAGATCAAAGAGATATTATAGGTGTTACACAAAGCGTATTTATGAGAGTAGCTAGAGCCAGAATAAACAGTATAAACAAAGAAGCTTATAGTAAAGATATTATAGATGAATTACTTAGAAAAGAATTTGATAAAGATGGTGTATTACAACCTATGTATGAAGGTCTAAAAAATATATCACGTAAACAATTATTAGGAGACAAACCAGTTAAGACAAATCAAGCGACATATGACAGAATATTTGGTATTTTATGGGGAGTACAAACCACAGAAAATTAAATAATGACTAATTCTAATTTAAATTTTAACCCTAATATTGATGAAACAGATTCAACAGAATCTAATATAGCTCCTATTGAACAGTTAACAGAAGATAATAAACAAAATATAGAACTTAATAGTCTACAAATAGAAGGTACAGATCCAAAAGGTAAACCTATAAAAAATAGAAAAAGTAGAATTGTTGGATATGAAAACGATACGGAAGAAGGTTTTGATAAAGATGCCTATTTTGATTTTAAAAACAATAACTATACAAACCCACAAATAGGTAGGTCTGTAGTAAGAAACAACGAGTCAGATATTATCAGAGGTGAATTTAATCAAAAAGATTTATTTGCAGAGTTTGAACAAAAGATAAGACCATTATCTGTATTAGAAAAAACCTTTCCTAGTAATTTACGTTTTCAATTAACACAAGAAGAAAGAAATAAATTTGCTGTAAGAAAAGAAGATGGAAGTATAGATCATGCAGCTACAGATAGAAAGTTTGCAGTATTAGGAGAAAACAAATATGCAAGAGCAACAGTAGCAGGTATAGCAAACATACCAAATGAAATATATAAGATAGGTCGATATATAGGTGGAGATAGAACACCTGACAACTTGTATTCTTTACAAGAATTAGGTTTAGAATTAGAAGATGATAAAGATGATTTTGCTTATCAAACTACAAAATTCTTAGCAGGGTTTTTACTACCATACGCAGGTTTAAGTAAGACAGGAAAGGTTCTAAGCGGTTGGAAGATGTTAAAGGGTGTAAATGGTTTAGGACTTGCTAACCCTGCTTTTAGATCTTTTGTAGCAGGTAGTCTTGCAGAAACTATAGCTATTGATGCTTATGACGAAAACTTTTTTAATTTTCTTATAGATATAGATACACCATATTTAGATTTTGCAAAACCATTATTTGAAGTTTTAGCTGCTGATGAAACAAGAACAGAAGATCTAGGTGTAGCAAAACTCAGACAGTTTTTAGCAGGTGGTGTATTTGGTGAAGTTTTAGGTTATGGAGGATCTAAGGTTGCACAAAAACTTATATTAGAACCTATTGGTTATGGAGCTAGAGCAACAGGTAACGGTGCTTTATTTTTAGCAGATCAAGGTAGTCAGGTTATAAGAAGAACTATGGATGAATTTATGCCACCTACTATTTTAAGCAAGGAGCAGATAAGAAGTAGAACTATACAACTACTAAAAGATATAAAAGCAAATCCAAAACGTTTAGAATTTTTTAAAAAACAAATAGATATTCTTAATAATGCAAATGTTACTGAAACTGCTGGTTTTTTACCAAAAGAAATGGCAGATGAAATTACAGAATTAGATAGAGTTGCAAGAAGAGTAGAAGATTTAATTGCAAGAGGTGATCTTGTATATGCTGAAGGTGCATTAGATTTTGAACCTGATGCTGATTCAATGGAATATTACACGCAAAAAATATTTCAAGAACTTAGCGAAGGTACATTAAACAATCAACGTTTAGATGATCTTTTAAGACAACAACCTTTACTTACATTTAAACAAAGTAAAGATCAGGCATTTACAAGAGTATCAGAAAGGCTAGAAGGACTACGTAGTTATAGAGGTATAGAGCGTACAGAAAGGTATCTTAATAATTTAGCTAGAGATAGGGTTATAGGTCTTGACGAAGTAGATGAAATTAGAGACTTTCTTAATTTTATTGGTAGAGAAGCATTTGACGATATTGTATTAGAACAAGATGCAACCTTGAATAAAGCAATATTAGGTAATTATAATTTTAATAAATCGCTAATAAAACTAAGAAATACAACTATAAAAGAAGGTCGTTTAAGTGAAGTACTGATACATGAGTTATGGCATAGTCTTAGTAGAAACTTACCAGATAAACAGTTACGAAAACTTACAGGAGAGTTTGCTAGAGCTAGAAACAAGTTTTTACAAGACCATGAAGCTGCAAAGAGAGCATTTATAGCAAAAACAAGTATTCAGGAAATGCAAGTTATAAAAAATTTAGAAGCATTTAATAGAGGAACTAAAGCTGCAAAAGTAACTAAGGAAAGTTTTAATGCAGTAGCTTCTAAGTATTACGACAAAGAATTTAAATTTGTAGGTGATAGTTATCAGTTTTTAAATATTGACGAATATTTTGCAGTCAATATGACAAAAATGTTTGAAGATTATGTATTTGAGTTAGAAACATTAGCACCAAGAGGAACATTTAAATACGTTACACAGATAGTTGCAGAAATGTTTAGAGATACATTAGCAAGTATTAGGTCTGTACTTGGATTAGAGCAAACAAAAAATATATTTAATATGTACAAAAGAAGAATGTTTAAGCAAAGACTCAGTAACTATCCATTAGAGTTTCGTAATTTAAACAAAATGCCAACAGAGTTAGAAGCAACTCTCAATGCAAAAATGCCAGGTGATAAAGGATTTAAACGACCAAGAATAAAAGCAAGATTTAACCGTAGTTTATATGGTGACGGTCAAGAAATAACAATAGCTGAAAGGGTTGCAGATAGTCTATTAGATCTAGATCCTAAAGCACCTTTTAGGATGACTCATGCAGAGACTATAGGTTATGCACATGGCGAGCTACCAGAACACGTATATAAGGATATAGTTGCTGCTGCTGGTGCTATGAATACAGGCAACCCAACAAAACGTTTAAGGGTTAAATTATTAAGAGCTTTAAATCTACAAAAAGAGATCATAGGTAATATGAAAACAAATATACATGAGTTAGAAAAATATGCACTTACAGGATCACAGATACCACAAGAGATTATAGATGAAGTTGCACTAGATTCTTATCGTTGGATTAAATTTAATACACCTACCAAGAAAGTTGTAAGTGAAGTTGCAGGTACATTAGATGCAATGAAATTAGTAGGTAAAGAACCACCAGAAGGTGCTATATCTACAAAGCTAGGAAGAAGAAAGAAAGATACGTTACCTAAAGGTAATATAAAAAATCAAGTTGCAGGTACATTAAAAAGAATAGAAGAAGAAGAGTTATTACCAAAACCAGAAGAGATAGCGAAAGCTATAAGTGATATGCAAAATAGTGGTGATATAGAAGGCATACTGACATATGCAAGAAGGATGATGATACTAGCAGATGATCCTAAACAAGCTGGTCGATTTATAGCAAAAGCACCTTTAACACAAGCATTATTTAAAACTGGCAGTATTGCTAATGAATTGTTTATCAATAGTATTTTATCTGCACCAGAAACACAGATAGTAAACACAATAGGTTCTTTATTTAACGTTGCTCTTGCACCTGTAGATTTATTTTTAGGTAGTGGTATAGCTGATACTGCATTAAAAGGTAGAGCAATAAAAGAGTTTACTGCAATGTTTTCTACTTTAGAACAGAGTTTTATAATGGCAAGTAAGGCACTTAGAGGTGGAGAAAGTATTATTGATCCACATCATATGCTAGGTGTACAAGATGGTATGAGAGGTAGAAATAGATATGCAATACAGTTTAACAATGAAATGAATAATCCTTTTCTTGCAAGTATAAATTTATTAGGTACTGTTGCAAGATTACCTTCTAGATTTCTTATAGCAGGTGACGAGCTTATAAAAAACGTTGCATTTAGAAGTCATGTAACAGGTGAATTTTATGAGCAAGCATATAGGCAAGGCCTAAAAGGCGATGCTATGAAAAAATACATTCAAGAAAAAACAAGTAGAGTATTTGATATTGTAGAAAAACATAAGTTTAGTGCAGACAAAAAGAACAAAGATATTTTAGAAGCATATTTACGAGGTATAGATTTTGCACAGGACAAAACATTTACATCACAAATAGGTGGTAATGGTATTACAGGTCTTGGTGGAGGTAAATTTACAAATGATGTTGCAACAATAATGAAGCATCCTGTAATGAAACCTATAGCACCTTTTGTTACTACACCAGTGAACATAGGTAAGAGTGTTATTAGAAGAGCAGGTGTATCTATACCAGGACAACCAAAAATGAACGCAACATTAGGAAGAATATTAGCTGAACATAATGACAGATTATTT